TTGGTAGACGAGATAGATTGTTTACAGATAAAGTTGAAGTTGAAGGAGTTGTGCCTGTTATGATTGTAGGTGAGAGTGAACTTGAAGAGTAGAAAAGTGAATCTGCCGGAACTGGTTGGAAAAGGATATAGAGATTTTTGGAACTTCAAAGGCAGGTACAGAGTCTGTAAAGGTAGCCGTGCAAGTAAAAAAAGCAAGACGACGGCATTATTTTTTATTTATTCAATGATGAAATATCCTGGGGCAAACTTGCTTGTGATAAGAAAAGTTTATCGGACATTAAAGGATAGCTGTTTTACAGACTTGAAATGGGCAATAAACAGACTTCAAGTAAATGAGTATTGGGATGTCAAGGAAAGTCCGTTGGAGATAATTTATATTCCTACAGGGCAGAAAATATTATTTAGAGGGTTAAACTGAAAACAGCTCTCTTAAAACTCATCTAATTCATGGGAAACCGAAACGTAAAGATGTCGGCAATCATGAGCGAAGATAAATTGACAAAAATTGTAAAAAGGTGTATAATGACCCTAGAAATAAATAGGAGGGAAATTATATGTATATTGTTTATTTGTTCAAAGAAAAAGAAACTGATGAAGTGATTTATGTTGGAAGTACATCAAGACCTATTGTAAGGTTAAAAGAGCATAAACAACAATTATTGGGAATGAAACCTCAAAATGCCATTCACAGATATATGACAGAAAAAAAATTGAAATTATATGACGATGTGGAAGTTGTTTTTACGAAAGAGTGCAGAAATAAAGAAGAGCTATTAAGATGGGAAGAAAAATATTACTATAAATATTTAAAAACGTTAAAAAACGACAGACCTGCGGAAAATAGAAGTGGTGTGTATAACCCAAGACGCAGAAAAGTTAAATGCTTAAATGACGGTAATATTTTTAAAACGGTAACTGAGTGTGCGGCTTTCTATAAAAAAGGAAGAACAACAATAAGCAATGTGTTAATTAAAGAAAAACCATACACCTTAATAAATAATGAAAAATATTATTTTGAATATGTTAATTTATAACGTGCAACGACTATCGAAAGCAAGAAAAGACTTACTAAGTGTAGGTCTTTTTTTAGTTAGTAGAGTAGGGCTTAAGCAAGCTCGAAACGGTGAGAACAAATAAAAGAATTTGTTAAGATATAGTCTGAACTTTATGGAAACATAAAGAGTATATATGGAAGCGATATATACGTAACAAAATGTGGATGATCCGCTTAAAGTTACTTCAATAACAGTTGAAACTGGAAATCTATGCTGGGCGTGGCTTGAGGAAGCCTATGAGATAAACAAGGAGCAGGATTTTAATATGCTTGATGAAAGTATCAGGGGTAAAATTGAAAAGCCTTTGTATAAGCAGATTACACTCACGTTCAATCCTTGGAACGAAAAACACTGGATAAAGAAAAGATTTTTTGACGTTGAAGACGATAACATAATGGCTAAAACAACCAACTACATGTGCAATGAATGGCTTGACGAAAGTGATAAGAAACTGTTCGAGGATATGAAGAAAAACAATCCTAGACGTTATCAGGTGGCAGGACTTGGCAACTGGGGAATTGTTGAAGGGCTTGTTTATGAGAACTGGGAAGAAAAAGAATTTGATGTCAATGAGATTTCAAAACGTAAAGGTGTAAAATCGGCTTTCGGACTAGATTTTGGCTACACCAATGACCCGTCAGCATTTTTCTGTGGGCTGATTGATGTAGCGAACAAGGAAATTTATGTGTTTGACGAGATTTACAAAAAGGCAATGAAAAACCGTCAAATTGCTGAAGAGATTATCAAAAAAGGCTATGGAAAAAAAAAGATAGTGGCAGATAGCCAAGAGCCAAAGTCGATTGACGAGCTTTATGATTTGGGATTGAAGGGCATAAGAAAGTCAAGAAAAGGTAAGGACAGTATTAATAACGGGGTTCAGTATATTCAGGATTATAAAATTAACATTCACCCCAGATGTGTGAATTTCATAACCGAAATATCAAACTATATGTGGGATAAGGACAAGTTTGACAATCCAGTCAATAAGCCTGTGGACGATTTTAACCATTTAATGGACGCAATGAGATACGCTTTGGAAAGCTACTCAAAAGGCCCTACATTTTCTTTTGATTAAGGAGTAAGGAATGTTTGAATTTATCAAAAAATTGTTTAGGAGAAAAGATAAGATGGGAGAACAGAATATCAATCTTAGTGAAGTTGAGAGTATCATAATGTGGCATTTTGCAAGCCAGAAATACAGGGAGATGAAAGACGGAAATAACTATTATCGTGGAAGGCACGACATCCTTTCAAGGCAGAGAACGGCAATTGGGGAAGACGGTAAATTAACAGTAGTTCATAACTTACCAAATAATAGAATTGTTGATAACCAGTATAAAAAACTGGTTAAGCAGAAAGTGAATTACATAATTTCTAAAACTCCAAGTATTAAAAGTGAAAACCAGAATTACGATAATAAATTGAATGAACTGTTTGATAAAAATTTTCTTAAAACATTGAAAAGAGTAACCACTGATGTCTATAACAATGGACTTGGGTGGTTATTTTTGTATGTGGATGAAATGGGAAATTTAAAATTTAAGAGGCTAAATTCGGTTGAGGTTATCCCTGTGTGGCTTGACAACGATCATGAGGAACTGGATTACGCAATAAGAGTGTACAGCCGAGAACTTTATAAAAATGGGACGTATAATACTGAAAATTACGTTGAGATTTACAGAAAGTCTGGAGTTGAGTATTACAAAATGAACAATACAAAACTTACAGCAGTTGAGAAGAAGGCGTACCTGAGTGTTAATGACAGGCCATATAATTGGCAAAAAATACCGCTTATATGCTTCAAAGCCGACGAGCTGGAACAACCCCTCCTTAAAAGAGTAAAATCGTTACAGGATGCTTTAAACATGCTTATAAGTGATTTTATGAATAACATGCAGGAAGACAGCAGAAATACAATTTTAATTATTAAAAATTATGACGGTGAAAACTTGGGCAAGTTCAGAAAAAATCTTTCCACATTTGGAGCTGTTAAAGTGAGAGAGGATGGAGATGTATCAAGTTTACATGTTGAAGTGAATGCGGGAAACTATGAAAGTATTGTGAAACTGCTGAAGAAAACCATAATTGAAAATGGTGGAGGATTTGACAGCAAAGCTGATACGCTTGGGAATAATCCAAATCAGCTTAACATACGTTCGATGTACTCGGACATAGATTTAGAGGCAAATGATTTTGAAACTGAGTTTCAGGCAAGTTTCGAGGAAATGGTATGGTTTGTAGCAAATCATTTGAAGAACACAGGGCAGGGTGACTTCATAAAGGAAAAAGTGGAGGTTGTGTTAAATAGAGATATACTTGTGAATGAAAGCCAAGCGATTTCGGATATTAGAAATTCGGTTGGAATAATTTCGGAGGAAACACTTGTTGCACAGCATCCTTGGGTAACAGATGTTCAGGAAGAGCTTACAAGAATTAAGAAAGAAAAATTAGAACAGCAGATGCAGGAACAGACTGATTACGCTAATTTTGATGACGGCAAACATAATCACAATGGTGATTTAAATGAGTGATTATTGGAAAGATAGATTTATTGAGGAAGAAAGCCGAGTTAATCAAATGGCCATCAAAGAGATAAAGAAGCAGCAGGTTGAGTACGATAAATCAATCATTAGGATAAATCAGGATATTGAAATCTGGTATAACAGGATTGCTAAAAATAATGATGTAACTTTAGCGGATGCGAAGGAAATGCTTAGCAAGAGGGAACGTGAAGAGTTCAAATGGACTGTCGAAGAGTATATCAAAAAAGGTTCAGGAAAAGATAGTTTGAAGTTTTCAAAAGAACTTGAAAATGCAAGCGCCAAGTATCATATAGAGAGATTAAAAGCTATGAAGTTTCAGGTACGTGCTGAAATAGAAAAGTTGTATAATGATAACGGCAACGGCTTTAAAAATTATCTAGGTAACTTATATGAGGATCAGTATAACCGTACATTTTTTGAAATTGCAAAAGGTATCGGTATGGGCATTGATTCAAATATGTATAAACTGAATGATAAATTAGTAAATACTGTTATTTCTAGTCCTTGGGCTTCAGACGGAAAACATTTTTCAGACAGGATCTGGGAAGATAAAGAAAAACTTCTGAATACTTTACATACAGAAATGACGCAGGCTTTTATTCGTGGGGACAAACTTGATACCTTAATAGAAAAAGTTGTTAAAAGAATGAATACAAGCAGAAGCAACGTAGCAAGGCTTGTCTATACTGAAAGTGCCGCTTATGCTTCTAAAGCTAGAATTAAGACTTATGAGGATTTGAATATTGAACGATACGAAGTTGTTGCAACTCTTGATAGCAGAACTTCTGAAATTTGTCAAAGCCTTGACGGCAAAGTGTTCGAGTTTAAGGATTACGAGATTGGCACAACTGCTCCACCATTTCACGTCAACTGCAGGACAACTACAGCTCCATATTTTGAAGATGAGAAAGAAGGAGAACGTGCTGCAAGGGATAAAGATGGAAAAATTTATTACGTGCCAAGTGATATGAAGTATAAAGACTGGGAAGTTGAATACGCAAATAAAAGATTTGTCAATACAACTGTAAAAGTTCCTGAGGGAAGATACAGATTACTTGGAAATATTAAAGATTCAAGGTATAATAGTGTAGAAGAGCTTTTGCAAAAATATGAAGAAAAAATAGTTAAAAATACCTATGAAAGTGCTATGGTTGTAACTGAGCATGGAGAAATATATGTTATAAAAGGAGACAGCAATTCACTGCCAATACACAAGATTGAAACGATTCCTTTTGAGAATGCTTCCATAACTCACAATCATCCAAAAGGATTGCATGAGTGGGGATTCAGTGGCGGAGATTTCGATATATTTAGAAACAACAATTTTAAGTATATGAGAGCAATTGATGAAAAATACATACATGAATTGGATTTGGAAATTTATGACGTCGAAAAATATTTGGAAGAGATAGAAAATTACATCAAGAAACCTAATGAGCTTTTAAAACTTGATGATGAAGAAAGAAATAGAGTGTTGCAGATGTATTTTGCTTCAGAAAAAAAATTAAGGTACAGGAGGTTCAATCATGGATATTAAAAATACAACATTTTACAAAAATTACATAAAAAATAGAGAAGAGCTTAGAGATTTGATGAAAAGAAAAAAAGATAGTCAAATAGATAAAGACGAATATATAATGAAACATATGGAGTTAGATTCGTACGATTTTATATTCTCAGAATTAAAAAAATCTATAGAGTTAGGCGAACAAATAGATTTAGCTGATTTTTTCAAAGAATATGAAAAAGAAAAAATAAGGGAAGAAATTTTAAAACTTCGTCAAGAGATAGGGTTGTTGATAGTATAGGAGATGGGATGGAAAATTTTAAAATAATATATAAAATATTAAAAGCAATAGAAGAAAGTATGGATTACGAGATATTTGACAGTTATTGTGTTTCTTCTGAATACCTAGATGTAAGTAAAGAACGATGGAAAGTCCTTATGTCAGAGTTAATAGATAGTCAATATGTTAGCGGGATTGTAAAAGTACCAGTAATGGGTGCTAATTACGATATAAAAATAATAAAACCCCAATTAACGTTAAAGGGCATGCAGTATTTAGAAGAAAATTCAATGATGAAAAAAGCATATAATTTATTAAAAGGGATAAACGATACAGTGAAATAACAGAGCGACTTGAAAGGATAGAATTATGAAACTGAATACAGATTTAATAAGGGAACTGCTAATTTACATTGAGGAGAATAGCGATGGGAAAAATAGAATTCACGACATACAGATACAAGGTTACACAGAGGATGAAATAGAATATCATACAGAAGTGTTAGTTGAAGCTGGATATGTTTTAGGGGAATATATTTCAATAATGGGAAAAGGAAGATATTTAGCACCAGTGAGATTAACATTGGCAGGACATTCATATCTGGAAAACATTCGAAATAAATATATTTGGGCAGAAGTAAAAAAAAACATGGAAATAAAGGGAGTTAAGGCAACATCTCTGGATATTATAAAAGATTTTGCAAATAACTTTATTAGAAAAAAGCTGGATATGTAAAAATCGAAAAATCAATCGGCTCAAATTTCAGCCGATTTAGTCTCCACAGATTTGTGGAAATTTAACTGACCCAGATTTGGGTAGATTGAAATTACAATCCATACCAAAAATAGAAATCTTTGTTGAAACCTCTGTAAATTCAGAAAGCCCAAATTTGGGTTCTCTAATTTTTAATAGAAATTTTATAAAAAAGTTCTTGACTTTTTACACGTTTACGTGTAATATGTAGATGTTAGGAGGTTAAGATGGAAAATAAGAAAAATATATCGTTTAAAGTAGATTCAGAATTCCATAAGAAAATAAAATTAAAAGCTACAAATATGGGAATTGGAATAAAAGAGTATATTTTAAATTTGATAAAAAAAGATTTGGAAAGTGAGGAGAAATAAAAAATAAGACCTCTTACAAAGAAGTCTTATGATATTTCTATCTCACCAATAGAATTATATCATATTGACTTCTAAAAATCAAAACATTTTAGGAGGAAAAATGGATAATTTAATTGTAAAAGAAGTATGTTTTAAAAACAAAAAAATTAGAGCCATTGAAGAAAATGGAAAAGTTTATGTAGTAGTAAAAGATATATGTGATAACTTAGGAATGAATGAGAATCAATTTAAAGCTCAAAGAGATAAATTAAATAATGATGAGTTTTTAAAGGTAGGGAGAAAATTCTCCCCAGTTAATACAGGATTTGGAATTAAAGAAACTATGCTACTGGAACTTGATTACTTGCCAATTTGGTTGGCAAAAATAAATCCAGCGAGATTTAGTGATGAGTTGAAAAAAGAATTAATGGATTATCAGTTAAAAGCAAAAGATGTATTAGCTGAGGCTTTTTTAGGAAAAAGAAGAATGTATCCAGAATTGTTTTATGAAAGACAGAACAAAAGACTTCCGAGAGGGTTGCCGATTAGCCATTCAAAATTTCATAATAATGGAAAAGTGGTAATGCTGCTACAGGATTTGGCTGATGTTTTGGGTATAAGTAGATTTTCTGTTTCACAAAAAATTACAAACAAGACAGTTATTTCAGGGACAGACTTGCTAAATTTTAAAAAGGAAAATCCAGAAGCCAACAAAAGTAGTGCTTGTCTGACCTTAATAGATAAAAACGATGCAGTTGAAATTCTGTCCAAAGTTAATAATATTTCTGATATTGAAAGAGAAGTTGTTATTGAATATTTTGAACCTTATATGACTCTAGTGAAAACTACCGAACATTGGGAAAGATTAAAATCAATGCAGAAAGGTGTAACTGAGTCAGGATTACAACTGTTTCAGGAAATGAAGAAACTGGATGAGAGCCTTAAAGTGCTGCATGAAATTAAGAAAGATATTATAGGCAGAATGCAATTTATGAATTATGACATTCACGAATTAGAGAAATAATTAAATTTTACAAAGGTCACGATTATTAATTTAGTCGTGATTTTTTTTATTTTCGCCTTTTTAGAATTTGCAGGCGTAAAAGAACAAATCAGAAAAAAAATAATCTCGTTGGCATACAACGTAAAAAATGAATAGGAGTGAAAGATTATGAACAAAGAAGACCTGTTAAAATTAGGTCTGTCAGAAGAACAGGCAGAAAAGGTTCTATCAGTAAATGCTGAACAGTTGAAAGGATTTATTCCAAAATCAAGATTTGATGAAGTGAATAATACCAAAAAACAGCTGGAAAAAGATTTGAAGGATAGAGATGTGCAGCTTGAGAATTTAAAAAATAGTTCAGGAGATTTAGAAACGATGAAGCAGACTATTGAAAACTTGCAAAGAGACAATAAGGTGGCAAAAGATAATTTTGAGGCTGAACTTGCTAAATTTAAGCTGGAAAGTGCGATTGACACAACTTTACTTGGCTCAAATGTTATTAATACCAGAGCAGTTAAGGCTTTACTTGATATGGATAAAATCAAGTTGGACGGAGATGTTCTGATTGGGATTAATGAACAGTTAGAAGCACTGAAAACTGCTGAAGATAGTAAGATGTTGTTTAA